CAGCCAAGCTCGCAATAATCCTTCCAAGCACTCTTTAGACCACTCTACAGATGACGCAGTAGTTGTGTCGAACATAGGAAGCTCTAATGAGAACGAAGTAAGGCTCAAGGCATCTGGTGACATCATCCTCAACAGTCCTTCCAAGGTGGAAGTTAACTGTACCACTGCTGAGGTGAATGCTTCAGAGAGTGTCACGATAGATACCCCAGAGACTACTGTGACCGGCTCCTTGAGAGTAGAAGGCATGCTCACTTATGTGGCTGGCATGACAGGCTCAGGCGGAAGCTCCACAGCAACTATTACGGGTGATGTGGTAGTAACAGGTGATGTTATCTCTAATGGAGTTGTCCTCGACTCACACACTCACAGTGGTGTTGAGACGGGTAGCGGTAACACAGGAAGTCCTAACTAGGAGGGTTTATGTTAACTGAAAGTTTCAACAAGTTGGATCTCCAGATCAAGCCCTTTGAGGTTAGTCGGAAAGTAGCACTGACTAAAAAAGACTCTAGGTTTTATACCGGCAAGCTTTGCAAGCATAATCATAGGAGTTTGCGAAGGTCTTCTTGCGGGACGTGTCTAGAGTGCGACTCGTCGCCTGCTGTCAAAGCCCGACGTAAGAGGTACTGGAAGAATAGACCAGAAGAGCAGGTACAACGCCATCGAACGGCTAACCGAGAGTACGCAAGACAGCACAAAGAAGAAATGGCGGCTTACGCCAAGAAGTACCGAGAAGACAACCCAGAGAAGGTGCGGGAGTATCGAGAAGCGTACTACTCAGAGCACAGAGAGAGCATCCTTGAGAAAACCCGTGCGAAGTACTATGAGAACAGGGAGTCCCGCCTTGCTCAGATTGCTGAGTGGAAGAAGCGCAACCAAGAAAGGGTTAAAAGAAAAACCGCGGAGCACTACCTAAGGAACAAAGAGAAGTTCCTGCTGAGGGACGCGAAGAGACGTGCCATGAAGATACAAGCAAACGTAAGTCTCGCAGGAGGTTTGGGCCGAATAAACACCCTCATGACTCAGTTTGTATACGAACACTCGGTTTACCTATCATCCGTTACAGGTGTTCCTCACGAGGTTGATCACATAATACCTCTAAACGGTGAAACTGTAAGAGGTCTCCACGTTTGGTATAACTTACGAGTTATCACCCAACAAGCCAATCGTGCTAAGTCTAATAAATTTGAGGAGGACTTATGCCAGACCTACTTCTAGGAAGTACCAATAGTAACATTGGAGATCACGACATTTTGTTTTCCGATAAAGACTTTGCATTGACACAGACACAGGACGAGAGCTTAGCACAGCGCCTGACTGTAAAATTGCGTACTTGGAGGTCTGAGTGGTTCTTGGATAGCTCTGTAGGTATCCCCTACATTGAATCTGTTTTAGGTAAAAATAGATCTCTGATAGCTATCCAGGCGATTTTCCAGCAGGCCATCTTAGAAGAAGATGCAGTCCTGCAACTGATATCTCTGACAACAAACTTGGATAAGGTTAACAGAATCCTGACAGTGACCTTCAAAGTTAAATCAGCTTCTAGTGCTGAGACTATTCCAATCGAACTTAGTATTTAGGAGGCTACATGGCGGGATTATCCTCAGATGGATTTAGTATAAAGAGGCTTGTCGAGGTCATCTCTGACAGGCAGGCTTCCGCAAGGAACTACTTCGGTAACGATGCAGCAGTGGGTGTCAATGATGTACTTGGTAGAGCACTCCGCATCCACTCCCCAGCAGAAGCTGATCTGTGGGAACTTGCTGAGGCAGTCTACAACTCATTTAACCCAGCAGTGGCCACAGGGAACCAGCTAGATGTCATCGTTAGCTATGCTGGCCTGACACGACTGGACGCGGAACCATCCACAGCACCTCTTCTTATAACAGGGGAGTACGGCGCAGTTATTCCTAGCGGAAGTGAAGCGTCTAGCTCTTCTACACAGTTCACATACAAAACAACAGAACAAGTGTCTCTGGATAGTACTAGTGTCTCCGGTGCAGTCATCTCTGTGATCAGTGCTGTTAGTGGTCAAACATACCGCGTGGATATCGGAACCTCCGTTGTAAGCTACACAACAAACCCCACGGATAGTATTGCAGATATCGTCACTGAGTTGTCATCTGCGGTGGATGACACACAAGGGTATAGTTCACAAGTTGACGTAGAGGACACAAGCAAATTCTCTATTGTCTTTGATGTCCCATACATTGTTAAAAATATCTCCGTAAATCCCGGAGTGATTATAAGCAGTGTCAGCAAGGTCGTAACTGCTGAGTCAGAAGAGAACATTGATACAAGACAGCCTGTGGGAACTATCGACACGATAAGCTCCCCAGAAGCAGGGTGGACTTCTGTGACAAATATCGAGGCTTCTGTAGATGGTCGCAATAGAGAAACTGACGAAGAACTCCGTGTAAGATTCGCAAACTCTAAAGAAGTAAACGCCAAAGGAACTATCGATGCAATCTACTCCAACCTCCTCCAGGTCTCCGGTGTAGAGGAGGTGCAGGTTTACGAGAACGCCACTAGCAGTACGGACGCTCTGGGTGTGCCAGCGCATTCCTTCTCAGCAGTTGTGTTAGGTGGGAGTGCTGCTGATATTGCACAGGTGCTGTGGGAAACAAAACCTGCCGGTATCATGGCTTATGGGAACAGTTCTGTCTCTGTGACAGATTCGCAAGGCATCCCCCATACAATAGGTTTCAGTAGACCTGTTGATGTTGTTCCTATCATGGAAATCACTGTTAGCCAAGCGGAAGGGGAGTCCCTCCCTAGTGATTTTGAAGGCCAGATTAAAGAAGCCCTTGCTGAGTACATTTCAGCTAACTTCGGGGTGGGCGACGACCTTATTTACTCTAGGTTGTTCATACCCATTCAGTCTGTAGAGGGCGTTCAGATAGACTCTCTGGTTATTGGAACACAACAAGGATCGCTATCATCTACTAATATCACTGTTGCGTTTGATGAGATCATATCCTACGCTCAGTCTTCAGTGAGCATCAATAACTAAGGGGTGTTCTATGTTCGAAACAATAAACTACATGGACACAGCCCGTACACGGTACACAGATCAGTTTAAAGGTAGTATTAACTTTGACTATTTGATGCTGGTGTGGATGCTCGGATACCAAGAGCTTCAAGAGGTGTTCCTCGAACTAATAACCATCAATGATATTGATCAGGCATCTGGTGTACAGTTAGATGTGATAGGGGCAATCGTAGGTCAACCTAGAACACTCGAAGATATAGACGCCACGGGGTTCTTCGGTTTTAGTTCTGATGCGGGTGCGAAGAGTTTTGGCTCTACGGAAAACGCTGCAGGTGGGCTTTACTTGAGCCTGTATCAACAAGATGCTTCTGGAGCATTCCTTCTTCCAGACAATGCCTATAGGTCTTTCATAAAAGCCAAAGTGTTGTCGAACAACTCAGGAGGCACGCCCGAAGACATCATACAGTCCGCGCAAGCGGTTTTCCAAACCTCCACTGTTGAGCTTACAGAAAACTCGACAGAGAGTGGGTCTTTGAGTTTGTACATAGGAAGAGATTGGAATGACGAGCAGCTCACAGCGTTCCCCGGACTTGACGAGACTGTTGTTGCAGAAAGATTATTACCTATACCCGTGGGTGTCTCTGTTGAGTATACCAACACGCCTGTGGGGACAACTTTACAAGCTGTGGACTCGTTTGAGGAAGCATCCAATTACCTTTCAAGTGTCGCTAACATATCACTTTACGATAACATTGGTGACGATAAGTTCTAGGAGACTATGAATGTCCTATATTGATGATCTTGAAGATGCAGCAACACGAGCACAGTCATCTGCACAGTTGTCCGAAGACGCTGCCGAGTTGCTGTATAACGTGGCTAACGGTGGGTCTAGTGCAGTTGTGCTTACAGACTCTGGCACAGTTAAGAGTGTCGCTAAAGCCATTTCTGACATCGAAAGCAGCCTGTCCACAGGACTGTCCTCCGTGGAAACAACAGTGTACACAGTCTCGGCGGGGCAAACTACTGTGGAACTAGGGGAAACTTCTGTAGAGAATATCGCTATTTATGCAAATGGCATCCGACTGTTCGATTGGAGCAGTTCTGGCCAAAATACAGTAGTTTTTAACGAAGCGTTCACTGAGGAGACAGACCTATACGTTGTCTCACGTGAGGTTGAGGCAGGGGTATCTGACTCAGATGTCTACCGAGCGCAAACTCTGTTATCCCGTAGTTTATCAAAGAGTGAGTATCGAGACGATCAACTACTGTACGCAGACTTCAAAGGTCAAGCGTTTGGTATTGGGGAAGTGGGCTTAGGGCTGACCAACCCTAGAACATTCTACGGGATGTTTGACTACTCAAGAGGTTCCGTAGGTTCTTATGAGAATGCGGATGGAGACACCTCATCGGCTGACGCGGATGTGGCAATGTTTAACTACACAGGCGGGGAACCGGATGGTCTGCTTGTGGGAACTGACGAGACCATAAGGGCCACTCTACCACAGTCTATATCCAGCAGAGACAGTTTTCTTCTGTACGCTGAGGCTGTTCAAAACTCGACTACAGGGGCTGTCGTGTACATGAGAGGTTCGCAAGGTTTGGGGGACTCTTTCAGGGTGGGTATCCCGACTAATAATGACCAAGCTGCCTACTACTCCAGTCCAGACGGTGCCAGTGGGTCTGTCTCGCTCAGCTCGTACCCTAATGCAGCCACTGGAAGTCTTGTTAAGATTGCTGTGTTCTACGAGAGAGGTGTTCAGTTGAAGGTATCTATTAACGGTACAACTCAGACCTTGACAGCAGACAGTGGTAATGACTTCAAGTACTTACAAGTGGGTTCAATCAGCGGATCTAACAACGCAATGGATGGAACAATAGGTTTCTTGGAGATACTTAATGCAGGCTCTTACACGAACTCAGAACTCAATAGTCTTACTGCTATCTAAGGAGGTGTTCTAATGGCTAAACTGAGCAAGCCCAGCAAACTTGATCTGATATGGGCTTCCGAAGCCATCCCTGCTAACATAGCAGAGCCAGATGCGACGGGGAAGTTCACAGGGTCTTCTGGGACTTATTACGCTAAAGAGGGGTGGTCTCAGGTAAAGCCACCCTACGAGATTGAAAACTGGGTACAAAACCAACAGTCTCAGTTTTCTGCCTACATAAACCAACTAGGTATCCCAGAGTGGGATTCGTCTACAGAGTATCAGGCCAACAAGAGTTATGTTCAAGGAAGCAACAACACTCTGTACAAGTGTATCTCCACTAACTCTGGGAGAAACCCAGTTGCCGGTAATACTAACTACTGGGAAGTGTTCGAAGGGAACCGTCAAGCAACTACCACTGCTAGAGGTACTGTAGAGCTTGCTACCGATGCAGAAGTTCAGGTAGGTACTTCAGACAGCTTGGCAGT